ATCATCGGCTAACACTTCGCGGGAGGGGAGTAACCTTTAGTAAAGGGTGTAACTCCCTTCCCCCGCACCAATCGCCGCCCCGGCTCGGACTTACCGGGCCGGGGCTTTCTTGTTACCATGGACCTACTCAAAAGAGCAATTGCCAGTCGTTTTGCCGGAACCTTGGCAATCGCGGCGGGGACGTTCACGGCTTGGTTTCCGTCCGGCTCGGTTGAAGTCGCGGTAAATTGCATCGGCAGCACTGCAACTAAAGACGATACCCAGATGCCAATGGGAGGGTTCCTACACCGGCCTAAAGAAGAAGTAACGATCCATGTAAAACTGACCGATATGCCTGGTGGAATTGCCCCAACTATCGCCAGCCGGTTCTTTGCCGGGACGAGCGCAACCAGAAACGCCGCAATCTCATATCAGGTCGAATCCGTCAAGAACATGAGCCATCTTGCCAACTGGATTGAGATCAAAGGAAGCCGTTCTTAAACCCTGGCCCAAACCCTGGCCTGACATATAAAAGAAAATGGAAAATCTTCTAGTCGTTCAGGAAAACTTCTCTGAGACCGTTGCCCGTTACGTGTCGCGGGAGATGTCTCTTGGGAAAGATCCTCGCCGGACGATGGAGCGATTGATGGGTAACTGGGTGGTGAATGCGTTGGTTGCGACTCCAAGGGCAAGCAAAGACGCAATCCGCGCCCACTGGATGGGTCCGTTCAGCAAACCGGGATCACGCCTTGCCAGAACGCGCAAAGCCAGGTCAAAAGCAGCACAGGAAATGGCTGAAACTGCGGCGTTGGTATACATCCGGTTTATCAACTACAAGGAATCTAAGGGATCTCTTGGGGCAAAAAGCCTGCCATTTGCTCAACTGCTTAAACTGGCTAGAAAGTTCGTGTCTCGCCGCGTCTTCTCAGGCGGCATCCACCGGGCAGGCTATATGCCCGCCATCCGCGTCCTGCGCCAGAAAGCAGGAGATCGCCCTCCGCGCTACAAGAACGAACCCGGCACAGAGCCGCAATGGACAATGACCCCGGATCAACTCTCCGTCGAGGTTACCAACTTCGCCAAAATCATTGAGCAGATCGCGCCAAATGCCTTTGAAAATGGAGCAACCAAGCTGCAAGGGTATCTCGCATCATACCTCACCAACGACATTATCAACGGTATGCAAAAAGCTGGACTGAACGCCAAATAGTATGACCTCTCCCGTCGATCAGTTACTCTCAGCAATGGAAACCTTGCTGCTTAATGGGAGCGCAACCTACAATCTCCCGGCTACATTCCCGGCGAATAGCGCCATCCAAGTCTTCCGCAGTGATGCCCCTGTTTCCGCTGCATTGCCCCTTCTGGCGCTTTGCCAAGACGGTCCCTGCAAGGAGAGGCACCTGCAAGGCTCCGGTCTCTGGGAGATACCCGTATCGGCCCGATTAGTGCTGGATCGCAACGGAACCCTCGGCAATACCGCAGATCAGATCGAGGCATCCATCCGCTCCTTCTCTGACGACATGGAAGCAATCCTGACCATGCCGCTTAGGATCAATGTAAACAATGAAGCCGCCGGATTTTCGACGCCAGAACAACGCCTGACGACCGCGACAATCCAGGTCTGGGAGATTTACGACGTATCGGTTGAAGCCGACACTGAACTGGAAGGCGACCCAGTCTGTGAAGTGAAGTTCACCGCCTTCTGCTGCCACAAAGGAAAAGTAATCTGATATGCCTGCAATTTCTCCATTCCTTGTTCATGCTTCTGGTGACGGCGTTCGTATGTCCGACGTTGGATTAAAAGGAGATGAGGACTTCCTGCTTGTTCATAGCGTTGAGGATACCGCAGAATACGGCAACGAGATTACCCGGTTCGGCATTACCGGCGAGAAGGTTTATCACTGCCTGCAAGATCCGAAGCTGACGTTCTCTTTCGATGCGGACTGCCTTGCTTTTGAAGGGCTGGCGAATTGCCACCCAGGCCGAACCGTAACTGCCGCAAGCATAAACAACTTAATCCCGAATGCATTTGGCTGGGACGGTCCAAATCGGATTTATGTCTATCGTCGTCCTCGTCGTCGGCGGTCTGCTGCTGCGTTGGCTACCATCCAGTTTGAGATTGAGGTGATGAATGCGGTGTTCCAGCATACCTATGACAATCCAAGCGGCTTTGGGACTAGTGGAGATCCACTTAGTTCGCTTACTTACCCTGATCCAGATACCGTGCTTACGTCCTCGACTGAAGGATTCCAGCCTGTAACCAGTTTGTTCGGGGCTACGATCTTCTGGCGCAGGCGCGGAACGATTGACCGCAGAGGATTCTTTGATCCAAGCGGATTGCTCGGAAACGACACGAAGGAGTATTGCCAATCTTTGCCAGTTGGATCTCCTCAACCCGCTAATCTTACTGAATTTTTGGCAACGGTTGATACTCAAGGAAATGAAACTGGAAGCTCAATTGTTGAGGTCTTTGATGTAAGGACCGGAACCCATATGCTGGAGGATACAGCCGTAGGAAATGTACTCCCAACCCTGCTTGGAAACGCAATAAATCCAATCGATACCCAAGTCCTTCCAAATCCCGCCTGCCGTTGGGCTGCGGTATGGCGAGCAACCGGCGGGACTGAGCACGTTGGAGCAGACTACTTTGGTTCTGAGGCTAATCTCGCCGCTTTCCGCGTATCTCATCCAGACGACGCATACCTGACCCTGGCGGGCCTCTACGATATGAAGAACTCAATGACCGCTTTGGCTCCTTGACATCTTCGCCATGGGAACATGGCCGCTATTTCTCCATACTACGTCCAATCGGTAAGCACCGTTGACGCCCAAATCGGTCTTTCTGCCGACCTTACCGGAATGCTGATTGATTCCTGTTCCGCTTCTGCCGAACGCGATGAAGTCGAACATCAAAACTTCGCCGCAGTTCCAACCGTCCATATTGCCCGCAGTCCTAAGTATACGCTGACATTCGGCGCAAAAGTGCTGGCTCGAAACAGCGGCAGCACCAACGTCCACCCCGGCACTGCCATCTCCCGCGCCACCCTTGTGCAATTCCGCGCCGGAACGAATCACGGCTTTGATATTACAGAAGGTTGGTGGATGGTCGGCAACGTCACCCATACCCAGCCGCGTGGAGATCTGGACGAGATCAATTTCCCTTGCCGCATCATTGGTTTCGCCACCAACGCCACTGGCACTTTGGTTGCGACCAATCCTTAATTTGTCTCAGTTGGTTTGGTGTTCATAGTCGGGGGCAGGTCATACGTGACCTGCCCCTAGTCGTTTCTTGACGCATCCGCATTTAGATGATCGCTGAGACTTGGATTCCAATCGATAACGACCCGCTTTTACCTGCCGCCCTTGCCTCGCTTGGGTTTGCGGTAAAGCCAAACGTCCACCTCCACCCGGATGCGCCAACAATGGCCGCGCATAAGGTTGTGACTTGGATGATCGCTCCTGCGTCTCAGGATGGCTTGCACGACGGCAAGCAGCTTGTTCCGGCATGGACAGGAGGGCATCTGATCAAAGCCTCGCCAGCGCATCCCCTGATTGCTGGAATGCTTGCTTTGAAAACTAGGCAAGTCCTCGCGGATTGGAAAAAGGGAATCCATGGGATGCCGCATATCGTGATCGTCACCGGCACTAAGTTCGCCCGCGCAATGCCTCCATCCGGTCGGTCCCAGAACGCCGACATCTCGCATCATCTTATCGGAGCGGTTGAGCAGATGACCCTCGACCATGCCGCCGCTGCAATCACTTGCGGACACGGCATCACCGCCATTGCCAACCAGGGATGCTTCATTACTTCTCGCGGGGCATTTAGCATGATTGTTCCTGCCGCAACCCTTGCTGCCGCTGCTGCATCTGTTGAGCGAAATCCATCCGTATCCGCAACTGCCAAAATCGGGGATTACGGACCCGGAGACCATCCATTCCTTTACGGTCTTGCCGCAATCCAGCAAGCCAGAGCGCTTGGTATCGTTGCCGCTCAGAAAGATCCAACCATGCACCTGAATAGTCGCAGCGGAGGCAAGGTGGCGCTTGTCTCGCAGTCTATTATGGAAGGCAACACCACCTTCAAAGAACACGTTCACAAACACCTAAGACAATGACCGAATTACCAACACTCCCTACTCTCGACTTCAGCAACGAAGAAGCCCTTCAAGCCTCCGCCGATACTCGTGCGGCAGTTGCATTGCAGGCGGCGGATAGCCCGATGTATTTCAAGGGCATGGCATTGAAGCTGACGATTAGCATCAAGAGCTTGTTCTTTATGCTGCAACGGCTTGACGGGATTGCCGACAACGCAGGAGACCGTCACGAACGGGATGCAGTGATTTTGCTTTATCTTGCCAGCCAGCCCGCTTCTAGTTGGTCTGAGCCGCAGAAAGTCGGAAAACATCTACTGCAACCATTGCGTTCGCGTCCGTCTGACTGGCTTGCGGCTATCGACGAATGGGCCGACAAGACTCTGTCCTGCTCCGATATCTTCGATGCCTGCATGGTCGTCGATCAACTCTGGGATCTGCATCATGCGACCCGGCCCGCCATCGATAACCCGGAGTCAGAAACGGCAGTGGGAAACGGAATGCCGATCCAGCCTGGGAAATAAGGATGGTGGCGGCAATCCTCCCGATTAGCGGAGGAACAGAGAAGGAGATCCGCGAAGAGATGCCCCTTGCTCGGGCTTATGCCCATTTCCATTTATCCCTGACTAAGCTGGGTCATGATGTACAGTGGCCCGCCGTGATTGCCGCCCGCCGGAGCCTGTCCGCAACATGGATGCAGGACATGATCAAGACCGCGACGGAAGCGCCAATGACCGGCGTTTGCCACCTTGACTGACCTGCCTTAAAACCGATGGCAACCCGCAAGTCCAGTATTACCGCCCAACTCACACTGGCGGGGCAAGCTCAGTTCAAATCTGGCCTGAGCCAGATCGGAATGGAGGCGAATAAGCTTGGCAAAACGCTGCGGGAAATGAAGCCCATCACGTTTGATGGCGGGGCGAATCAGGCAAAAAAGGCATGGGCACTGACTGAAGAGCATCAGAGGGCGCATCATCGCGTTTTGGAGCGGCAGGCTAAGATAAATAAAGGCCGCATGGATGCTCTTGGGCTGGGCGGCATGGGAGGAACCGGAAGCACTCGCGCAAAGGGGGGCGGGGGCGGTAGTTCGTATGGGCTTGGGGTTGGCTATAATGCCATTCAGGATTTGGTTCAAGGTGGTCCTGCTGCTATTGCAAACAACATCCCGCAGATTGTTGATATGGTCTCCAAGTCGCCAAAGCTGCAAAAAGGGCTTGCTGGCGCAGCGGCATTTACGGCTATTGCTTGGGGCGTGAAGAGCGTAATGGACGCTTACGAGACCCACGGAAGCGTTACCGCTGAAAGCAGGCGCATGGATGAAGGGCGAGCAAAGGTCAGGTATCAATTCCAAGCAGTAGAGCAATCCAATAGAGTCGCGGAAGGTCAAATTACAGGGGTTTCGCAGGCTAAAAGAATCGCCGAAATAGATGCCCATTCCCGCAAAGTCCGCAACGCAGACGACCAAGAGCATCAAGCCTCCCTTCGTAAAATGGGAATGCTGGAGACTCTTAGGCTTGAAAAGATCTCGACCGGGACCGATGAGGTTAAAGTCATCAAAGAGACAGCGGCAAGCCAAATTGCCTTCATAGACAATCAGACCAAAATTGAGGAAAGTTACTCAAATACGGCAATGCGCTTGGCGGAAGAGCGCAAGACGCAAGCTATCCAATTGGCAAAAGAAGCAGAAGCCGAACTATTTGCCATTCAGCAAGGTAATCGCAGAGCAGGAACATCAGCATCTGATGAAGAGCTTGTTCGTCAGGCTGAATTGGAGAAAACTGCGCCAGCAATGCAAGCGAGGGCAGATGCCGCAAAGCAAGAGTATGACGCGGCGGTTGCCCGTGTGACTGCGGCAAAGGAAGAACGAGAAACGGCCAAGATCACCAAGGATTTAATCAAGCTCAAAGAGGAAGTAGACCTCAAGAGCGCAAGAGCAGCAGAAACCGCCGCAAACAACCAACGCGAACTCACTCGTTACCAAACCCGCGTAAATTCCATCCAAGAAGAAGGGCGCAAGCAATACGACCGGGAGCAGGAAGAAAAGACCCGCACTGAAACCACAAAGGATTTAACTGAGCGGGAGAAGATGTCCAAGATGTCTCCTCGCGCTTTGTCCAAGTATCAGGAGGGAAAGCAAATCAAGGCAAGTGAGGAGGAATTTATTAAGCAAGGGTTTTCGCCTGTTGAAGCGGAAAAGATGGCAAACCGGGAAAATCAACTCTCTAAGGACACTGATCCGTCTCGTCCAAAGCGCATTCGTGGCGCAGGATACGCTGGCGGAAAGGGAGAGGCAATGGGTGGGCTTGGTAGCGCAACCTATGGAGGACTGGAGGGGCTTGAGTCAATGCAGCCACCATCAGGCAGGGAACGCAAGACAATTTCCGGCGCAGGCAATAAAGACAAAGAGAAGAAATCCGGGGTTAATGACAAGCCGGATAATCTTTATCAAGTCATGGTCAAGGGGTTTGCTGATGTGGTAAAGTCTATCCGCGACACCGGGCCAAACGCAGCGGAAAGAGCAAAACCAACCAGCAGCATAAAAGGATAAACCACAATGGCTGGCGCTAATAATACCATAATACTGAAAAAACCAAATAGCCAACAGCTAATGTCTCCGGGCATTGTGTCTGTATTAGATCCTTCTGGATTCGACACGGTTACGGCTCGATATATTGAGCAAATTACAGCAGAAGCGGTGACGAAGAAATACGCCCCCGCATCAACGGCACCCGGATTGGCTTGCCCTGTAACCGGAGGAACAATGATTTTAATGGGCGCAAGTGATACCGCCGATCTTCCTGGCGGCTGCTGTGAATACACAATTACTTGGCGCGGATTATTGACTACGATAACGGGAAGAAATACTCAGGTTACAAAAACCAGAAGCGTAAGAGAAAGGCTTTTCGATGCCATTACAGGAATTCCAAATGTGAGCGGGCCGGCCAGAGCCAGACTTCTTGAATTACAAAGCGGAATGACTGTTCGCCAAATCGTTACGGTAGAACCAAACCCGCCAAACACCAGTGACCAAAATCAAACCGCTCCCGTTACAGGTGTAACTAACCCGGCAAAAGGATACACCGTAGTTAATACAGTAGTAACCCATTGCTACCCGCACGGCTGGATCTGCTACTCTTGGCAATCAGAGCAACCCATTCCCGGCATCTGGTTTGTGACCGCCGAATACAAGTTTGAACATCCAACCTCTTCAGGCTAAACCATGACATCTAAATTTACAACCAGCACGGCAATTGCAATTACGCCGACTTCAGACGTATCCAGTTCCGCCACATTCGGCCTGGCCGGAAACCTTTCCGTCGAGACAAGCGCAGAGGGAGACGAGGCATTCTTCGTGCGGACGTTTTATCCTGAGTTTACCAACTTTAGTTCCGGCGGGTCTGGCACAGACGACTCTTTTACGTTCGGAGACTTCCCGGCATTTTCCGATAATGCGCCTGGAGGAACTGCCGAAAAAGACTGGAATGGGGAGCCTTTGTCGATGGATGCGCTCAAGGCAATCATGATCAAGGTTGAGCCGATTCAAGCATTTCAAGGGACTGCCGCAACTGGAACGCTGACTTTTGCTGGAACCCGTCCCGATAATACAAACACCGTAGTAATCGGAACCAGAACTTACACCTTTAAGACAACTCTTGCTGCGGCAGATGATGTGCTGATTGGAGCAAACTCTACTGAAAGCCGATTAAACTTGCTTAGGGCTGTAAGTCGAACCGGAACAGAAGGAACCCACTGGGGGACAGGAACTGCGCTTAATACTAGCGTCCTTATCCCGGTCATCTCAGGAGCCCATGATCTTGTATTTACCGCAGCAAGAACCGGAGCCGCAGGCAATTTAATCGCCACCACCGAAACCTCGCCACATCTAAGCTGGGGAGCAACAACGCTGACCGGCGGGGAAGACGTAACCCAGCCAGCGGTAGAGCGGCCCTTGGGCGGATCGGTCAAAATCACGCTTGGAGGATTCCTGCTTCCCGGCGCTTCATCGACCATGATCTACGAGGTAAGCACCCCATCACTCCTGACCTTTGCCGTTCCAGCCGGATGGGCGCCTGGAGCATCTGGCTCCATCACAGTCACCTTCAACTCGACCGGCCCCGCCCCACTCACCGACAAAGACGTAAACGCAGTTGTCACCGTAGCCCTTATTGGCTCATCCACATAATTTTATGGACACAGAAACCGTAATTGAATCAAACCTTTCCATCTCCGTAAATTACAACGGAGTAAGTCCCATCGGAGGCGGGCGGATGTCATTCTCACCGAACCATCTGACCCGGATCGCGCCAACCAACGACAACACGTTTGTAAAGCGCATCGTCTTTGCTGACCTTGTCACAAGTGGGATCTACAAGGTGTTTCAGATCGTTTATGGCGATGGGTTTTATCAGGACCACAGCGGCAATCTATTCAGGAACCCAGCAGGCGAAGTAATTGCTTATTCGGAAAACGGCAGGTTTCTTTACATTAAGCCCAACACCACCGCTTACCCTATCGCAGTATCAATTCCAGTGCCTGGGTCCATCACTGCAAACGGAGCGCTTTTACTGGATTCGACCTTTAGCGTTGAGGGTCCAGACAATGGGGATTCGGTGCTTACGCTTAGATTTCTGACCGCTGATCTTACTGCCATCGGAAACGCCAACTTCTATTGTGATCTAATCTTTGCCGTCTCCTAATATGTTCGTAAACAAAATCACCGCATCAGTTTCAGTTGGATCATCACTCAACAGCACGGACGCAGGGGTGCAGGGAGCTATTGATACCTTGATTGATCAAGACCTGACCTACTTGCCTCTGGATGAGTTTTACTCGTTTGTTGTAACCGGCGAGGCTCTAGTTTCCACAACTCTTGCCGCATTCCCCAACGTGACCCGTAATGGCGTTGCGCTTAAAGGAGACGATAAAAACAACCTCCTGCTCAACTCCATCCACGGCTACATCCTCAAGGTAATCCCAATACCGGGACTGACCGCAACCGGCCATGTCCGTATCAACATCACCGAAATGGGAACTCTGGCGGATGGCGGGGCAAGCAATCACTTCCTCACTTCCGGTGATTCCCTTGTAGTCATGACCAACAAAGGCTGGCCTGCTCGCAACAATACCTCCATCGTCATTACCGAAGTGGACACGCTCACAAACTGCAAAGTAGCGTTTGCCATCTTTGGCGCATCAACCGCAACCGCAACCGGATACGGAAGCGGCATCAGTGACGGCTAATAAATAACTACCATGCCAGCCAAACCAAAACCAACCGCATCCACGACGGCAATCATCGACCGCCCAGATCCATGCCCGCCGGAGTTCGTTCAGTCCGCAATCAATGCGCTTCCTATTGAGATCACCAAGGTCATCGTAGTGGATTACGGAGTAAAGCATCCCGCCCCGGATCTAATCACCCAGATCGAAGAGATGCTGGAGACGCATACCATTTGCCAGCCATTCAGCCGGATTACCTATCTCGACAAAGACAACAACGAACTAGGCTGTATGTCATCCGCCGCACAGGGTCATGTTCTGGGTGATCACAGACGCCGCAACCCGCAGCATTACTGCCAGCAAGGGATCGTGGCGCTTGTCCGCAATCCCGGCGAGATTACGGCATGGGGCATGATTCCCGGCTATATCACAAGCCCAGTCCCCACTCCTTACGTCCCGCCAGTTATTGAGCCAGTCGCATATGTCCCGCCTGAGCCGGTCTATGCTTATCAGGAACCGTCTGACGTTTATACCGATCCGATTCGAATCCTGCCGGAGGATCTCGCTAAACTTGACACTCAGCAAAAACCATGAAGCCGATCTTACTGCTCTGCCTCGCGCTCCCGGCCTGCACGGTCAGGCCGGTAATGAAATCAGGAGACTCTTACGTCAGCTTGGGCGGCTCAGTCTTCAGTAAGTCAACCAGTGAGACCGCGAGTTATTCCGGCCCGCTTGGCAATCTGAGCTATGCCGATGCCAGTAAAGACGAGACGGTCATACCGGCTAAAGTAGCTAATTACTACGGAATCAAAGCAGTGACAGAAGCCGCAACTTCAATGTTCCGAACATCCGAAAGCACTACTCGTATTTTGGCCAAGGAAGAAACCAGCAGGGCCGCAACTTCATCCGCCGCAGAAGTAGAGTCCTTGAAGATTCTTAACCCAGTCGAAGAAGTCGCACCCGTCATCACCAATCCTTGACATATGAGTTATACAATGTCTGGCGACCAACTGGAGGAACTAGAGAAGCGATTGGATTCGCTGAATGGCTTGGCCGGTCTGATGAAGATCGTTGTCGGCGGGGCGGTTGGCGTTGGAATCTGGGTTGGGGCGATACAATTCCAAGTAAATGCCTCAACAAAGACCAATGATGATAATCAAGAAAGATTAAGGACATTGGAGATCCGGGGAGCAACGGTCGATCAAAGGCTGGAGAATATTTACGAACTGGTCCGCAAAATTGACACCAAGCTAAATCCATGAATGAAATCACCAAAACCAAATCTATCTTTAAGTCCAAGTCCGTCTTTGCCGGGTTCTTGGTTGCCCTGGCCGGTGCGCTTGGATCATTCGCCCCAAACCTCGCTCCTTGGCTGGCTGCTCATGCCGATGTCGTCCTCATGGGTGCGGGGATTCTTCAGGTCGGCTTGCGAATGGTCACAAAGGGTAGCGTTACTCTTTTTGGCGACTCTGAGTAGTTGCGCTCACGATTACAAGGAGGCGAGACAAACGCTTAAGGCTATTCCGATTTCTTTACCTGCCGCTCCGATTAACCCAGAGCCTTTGCAATACGTTCCGATAGTCCCTCGAACCAAGCACGAACTAGAAAGGCAAGCCGATGACGACCAGCAAGCCCTCGAGACCCTTCAAGCCCTTAGATTCTGACGAGGAACGCAGCATCCCAGTTGGATGCTTCCTGTCCTTTGCCTGCGGAATTGCCGCTGTCGTCTGCATCCTTGCCCGAATCATTTACTATTACATCCCATGAAAGTTTACCTGCTCAAATACCTCGCCACTTGGCTGGCCGACAACAACAAAGACATCATCAACTTGATTGTCTCTGCAATCAAATCCGCTGACAACCGCTTTGAAAAAGGACCGGAAAAGCTGCAATTCGTTCGGACTGCTGCTGTTTCGTATCTGACCGGGAAAGCCGGATGGGTTGTCGATACCGTTATCCACCTGCTCTTGGCTTGGGTCCGTAAAGCATGAGCACTCTCGCAGTCCGACAGAAGCTGATCGACATTGCCCGCCGCGAGGTGGGGGTAAAAGAGGTTGGGCGCAATACCGGCAAACGAGTCAGGGAGTATCAGGCCGCGACCAATCTGGAAGGCACTGGCTGGCCCTGGTGCGCTGCGTTTGTCTGCTGGTGCGTCCGTGAGTGGGGCAAGGATAAGGACGTTCTAACCGCGCTTAAAATGACTCCGGCGCAATTTGATAAATGGAGACCCAAGACCGCTGCTGCTTTTGGGTTGGAGGATTGGGCGAGAAAAAAAGGATTGGAAGTCCTTGATGCTGATGACAAGCCGAATCTTCGCACTGGCGATATATTAACATTTGACACAAGTCACACGGGATTTGTTGCCGACGACGCAAAGGGAGTCATTAAGACCATTGAAGGCAATACAGGCGCATCCGGCGGCAGGGATGGAGATGGCGTCTGGGACAAATCCCGCAACTTCAAGGAATCCCGCCGTTTCATTCGTTTGCTCCAGCCTTAAAGCAAATCAAACCGACTTACAATAATGGGTATTGATCCGACTCCAGAGCAAATCGAACAGCGCAAGAAGTCGGCGGTGGAATCAAGCCGTAAATGGAAACAAAAGAATCCCGATGCGGCAAAGAAGCATACGATGGCATTCAAGGAAAGGAACCCGGATTACGCAAAGCAATGGGCTGATAAGAATCGTGCATACTTAAACGCAAGAGGGGCGGAATGGAGGGCGGCAAATCCAGACAAAGCCAAAGAATCGTGCAGGAAATACAGGCTTAAGAACAAAGCGGCACGGGCTACTTATATGCGCGAGAAGCGCCGAACTTGCTGGTTTACGAAGATTTCCGGCAGGGTCAGATCCCGCCTGAATGAAGCCTTACGAGCAGTAATGGCAAGAAAGACATCATCAACCACGATCCTTTTAGGTTGCTCTATACCAGAACTCAAAGCGCATCTGGAAAGTCAGTTCCGCGAGGGGATGACATGGGATAATCACGGCAAGTGGCATATTGATCATATTATACCTTGTTCGTCATTTAATTTAGTAGATCCTGCTGAACAGTATAAGTGCTTTCATTACACCAATCTCCAGCCACTATGGGCGCATGACAATCTCAGTAAAAGCGGTCCTCGCCGGATTGCGCCCGCCTTGACACAACCACCCAATCAACTCCCTTAAATTATGGCTTCCGCAACTCTCACTGCCGCATCTCCCAGTAACACCTTTACCACCACGACCGGCACCATCTATTCCTTGGGAGCTACCGGCAACCTTGGGGGCGGTCAGATCCTTCTGGAATCTTCCCTTCCGACCAGTGCGACCGTGTTTGGTGCGCTGAATCAGCCGATTTCCGCCAACTTCTTTAGCGAATATCGTGCGCCGGGAACGAGCTTGCGGGTAACGCTCCAGAACGCATCTGCTGCCGCTTCGGTAAACGTCGAGATCACCTAGTCCGATCCAATGGCTATCCTTAAACCAATCCTCAAGCCTGTCTTTGGGCCGACGATTACGTTCATCCTGTTTCGGCAAAGATCCGGTTCTACTGGAGGTGGTCCTCCGCCTCCGCCTGAGTCCTTCACTTACATCCAGTCTGACGGCACCAACTTCTACCAGCCTGACGGCTTATCCCGTTACCTAATCCCATAATTTTATGCCTGACTACACCGTAAAAGCCGATGTCGATTCGATGCTCCGTGCCGACAACGACGCAGGAATCAGATCCGCCATCGGCCTCGGCCAAACGGACGCGCCGACGTTCCTGGCCCAATCCCTGACCGGCCAATCGCTGACCGGGACGCAGGCGACGAGTTTGCTGGACTTGTCGACTACTTGGTTAAGCACGACCGGGACTCCGACTGCCATCAAACTGAACGTCACGGACACGGCAAATGTACCTGCTGCGTCTCTGCTGATAGATTTGCAGGTTGGCGGGACAAGTAAGTTCAGCGTGGCTAAAGGGGGGGCATTCTCTTTTAGGTCTGGTGCTACCCTTGCATCCATTTCTACCGATGGCACTGGACGGATTCTTCTTAACGGATCGACATCTGCTGGAGCTAGAGTTGCCGGTGATCTGCATATTGGCAGCAATGATGTAGTCTTAGTCCGAGACTCCACCGGAGGAATCCTCGCCCAGCGGGACGGGACCAACGCGCAGGCGTTTCGGGTTTATAATACTTTTCCCGGAACGACTGCAAACGAGTGGGCTGAACTCGACTGGAAAACTGACGGCACATTAAGGTTTGGAACTAACCATGCGGGGACTGGAGCGGCAAAAACTATTAATATTGTGGTGGGTGGTACTTCTAAAGTATCCATTAGTTCGTCCCAGTTTGTCGTTGGTTCCAACTTTGTCTTTGGCTCAGACAATTCCCACGACATCGGCGCGAGTGGGGCGAATAGGCCGAGGAATGTTTATGTGGCTGGAACGGTTGAAGCGGCCTCATTTACTGCCGCAAGTCGGCTTGGATTAACCGCATCTGCTGGGAACGCAGTCGTGACCACATATAATAGTTCTCCGCTGTTAATTTGTTATAATAACGGCACAGAACTGGTAAAGATTGCATCGGCGACATCGTGGATGTTTACATCTACCGTTCTTGTTCAATTTGGCGGCACCACCTCCGCATTCCCCGCGATTAAGCGCAACGGAACCGGGATTGATATCGTGCTGGCGAATGATTCGGGGTTTGCTCCGATCAAGGGCAAGCTGACCACAGACACCGCCTACACTGCCACTGTAGTCGTCCCAACCGGATTCCTGACGCTCTACGATTCGACCGGCCAAGCCTACAGAGTGCCTTGCGTCGTCTAATAACAATTTCACACATGACCCCAACCTACAAACAAAACCTAGTCACCAGTCGCAACGCCAACCTCGCCGAGCAGCATGATCTGCGGGAGAGGTTGAAACAACTGGAGAGCGAAGAAACCCAGTTGAAGGGCGCAATCGCCATCCTGACTCAAATCGAATCTGCCGAAGCCGACAAGGCCAAGGCTGAATCACAACCCACTACCTAATAACACATGGCCACCATTACCATCCCACTTGATACTCCGGCGGAACGTCCAGAAGTTCCTGCGAAAGTTTACAACGAAATCTACATCATGGACCTTGCTATTTCGGCGCGGTCTATGGGCGAACAAGACAGCATTTACGTCGAGTATGTCCCGTTCGACCAGGCTACTGGCGACCGGCTTCTTTCGGATCGGCGGGAAGTGAGGCTTCCGTTTTGGGAGGCTGTGAATTTGATTCCTAGTGCTGCTGATGCCTTTGCTGCGGTGGCGCTTTGTTTGCCTGATTTGATTGCTTATCAGGCTGAGAAGAATAAGCCGGTCGAGTTGGTTGTTCCTGCTGAGTAAGTTTATCGTCCCAGCCCTTGAGTGGTTCCGACTGCTCAAGGGCTTTCTTTTGGGGTCATGCAAAAAACATTTCAATTATTCGTTGACGATCCGCCAAACCTGTAATAATCCTCTCCACATGGAAATCAAATCAACCAAACCAAGCGTCCACGTTGGATTCGCGCTGCTGCCGATGGAGTATCTCCGGCTGGGAGTAATCGCGGCCAAGGAAGGCACATCCCGGTCGGCTCTGGCCAAGCAGGCTACGGTCCAGTTTATCACGGGTTATTCCGGCGTAACTGGAGCCGCCAAACCAACAACCAAGAAAGCAAAAGCATGAAAGACAAAGCATTTACCATCTGGGGACAGCAGGCCATGGACGGCATTACGCTGGCCAAGTCTACTGAGTTTAGCCTGATGTTCGGAGTCGCCTACTTCGGCGAGATCTGGTTCCGGTATTGCGGCAAGTATCTCTACTGCCATCTGGACTGGGATAAAAGCGCATCGGCTTTGATGGAACGGAGGGGCGACTGATGAGCGCTCCAATCGACGACGGAGGTCCAGCCTTCCCAAACAACGACGCGCATGGGTGCGCTTTTCCCGGTATGAATCTGTTCGATTATTTTGCTGGTCAGGCGCTGACTGGCATTTTAGCCGCATCAGGAGACGGAGGCGGTTATGTTGATTACGATGACCGATGCGTTGCAAGGAGCGCGTGGAAAATGGCAGACGCCATGCTCGCCGCCCGGAAGGAGGTGCAATCATGAGTCTTTTTCAGATCCAGCTTCTCAAGGAAACCGCGCAAGTGGACCTTATCGTCGGAGCCATTTACATCATATTGGCAAGCTTTTTCCTGCTCTGCATCTGGCATTCCCAGAAAGTCCGCAAGCAACTGGACAAGCAGAACCGGCAACTGATTCGTCGGCATTGGCGCAAACTCAACCTGAGGGGCTTGAACTAATGCAGCCTGACGCAATCGACATTGCCATTGCTGAATATCTGGGATGGTCTCAGATCACCCCGCAAGACACCAGTGACAGGCGGTATGGAATCCGCTCAAACTCAGCCGGGGAGAAATACCCAATTGCGATGATTCCTCAGTATCACAAGGATCTAAACGCAATGCATGATGCCGAAATGGGCTTGGCAAAAAACCTGAGAATTGCTTACTCTAACTTGCTTACATCGTCCGGCAAATACCGAGAGTTCCATCGGATGTCGTCAGTGGCGATGAGTCGCGCTCATGCATTTGTTCGGGTCACTGGAAAATGGGAAGATCCTGATCTGGACGAAGAGGACGAGCGGGACGGGGAGCTTTTGACTTATGTAAGTGTTTAAACCCTGTGCTGGTATGGCTTATAAAGATCCAGAAAAGGAGAAAGCTTATTATGCATTATATCGCAAACTTAATGCAGAAAAACTACGCTCCCAAAAAGCCGCTTATCGTAAGGCTAATGCAGAAAAGCTTAAGGCAGAATGCGCGAGATATAAAAAAGACAATCCAAAAAAACAGACTGCCTACAGAAAGAAATGGGTCGCAAATAATCCAATGAGGGAAGCTATCTACCAAGCCAAAAGAAATAATCCCGGACTACCCGAAGAATTACTTGCCGTCATCGTCATGAAAAACATGATCCGCAAGGAAATCAGAAACCAAACCAAACAAACAACATGAACGCCAACCAACTACAAAAAGAACTCGCCGAACTGTATCAGAACCTTAAGACCGGAGCCATTAAACCTCCAGTCGCCTGCGAGATGAACAACGCCGCAGGTAAGATGATCGGACTCGCCAAGCTGCAACTTGAATATATGCGCCTTGGTAAAGCCGCACCATCCGACAGCAACCGGATCGGACTGCTGGAATCCACTGGGATCTAAACCAATTTCCGACCAGTCGCCTGATTAATAACAACCAAACTCTTGGAGGAGGGCGGCGTCAGGCGGCTGGAAGGACTCATTCGACTAAACCAAACCAAACCAAACTATGAACGACTGGACACAAACAATTGATTGGACCCGAACTGATGCAGACATCGGACGCGAAGTAAAACTGACCCGGTTCCGCATTAGTCAGATCCGCGTGATGGAGACCGGCCTTACCAGCAGAGGCCGCGAGATCAAACCGCCCGAGGACTTTGCTCCTGAACGATCCGTTGAGAAGACCGCCAAAAAGTATGGGGTTTGCAATCACATCGCCCGTCGCTGGCATAAATCATTGGATCTGATCAAATCGATTGGAAGGATGCCGGAAGACTTCGCCCCGGTCTACAAGATCCATCAGAACGCGACCGCTGCTAAATACGGCGTAAGTGCTCCAACCGCTAACCGCTGGATCCAGCAATACCAATCCCAACTGACCGAGCAACCATGAGCCAAACAGCCTTCACCGGGAAAGTATCCCAAATGAAGCCAGATGCCCGCTGGCTTGCTTCCGAGGATTTTATTGGGCTTGGAGAAGTCGAGTTTGAGATTGCCCAAATCTTCCAGAACTCCGGCGAGATTATGCAGGACGGAAGGAAAAAGGACTTCTTTTCAATTGGATTTGTGAAGACCAACAAGCAACTGGTCTTAAATGCCACAAACCGCAAGACGCTCTCCAATGCATTCGGGGCGAAGGTCGAGAAATGGATTGGTCAAAAAGTGCGCCTGTTTGCTCAGGACGGGGTTAAAGCAGTCAGCGGTGGAGTTACTACCGGCCTGCGGATCAAAGCCGACAGGATAGCCCGTGATGCGCCAATTGACCCCTTTGCCAGAATGGAGGTGGCTAAGTGATTATCCATGAATGCGCTCAAGGGAGCGACGAATGGCTTACCCTTAGATCCGGCAAGCTCACGGCGAGTTCGGCAAAGAAAGTTTTCACTCCAACCAAGGGAGACCTCAAGGAAGGCGCAATCGAACACATCTACCAACTTATTGGGGAATGCTACGATCCTGATTACATTTACTTCGCCGGGAACAAATTTACCGAGCGAGGCAACGAAATGGAGCCAGCCGCCCGCAAGCAATTCACGGAATTGATCGGGATTGAAGTCCATGAGGTCGGATTTATTACGCAGGACAACGGCGTGATTGGAGCGTCACCGGATGGATTAATTAAAGGCCCAGATGGCGCTTGGCTGGAAGGGTTGGAACTTAAAGCGCACAACCCAGGCAAGCACGTTGAGTTCGTTCACAAGGGAGTCCTTCCGCCAGAACATCGCTTGCAGGTTCATCTCAGTATGGTTGTAACCGGCTTTAATACTTGGCATTTTTTCTCTTTCCATCCAGATATGGCTCCGTTGCACATCATCACCGAACGGGACGCATTCACTGAAAAACTGGAGAAATCCTGCAAGGAATTTCTTGCTCTGTATCAGACCGTCCGTAATGAGGTCGTCAATAAACTCACCCCAAACAAAACCAAATAGTATGAACAACCAAAACCCACAAAAAGGCGGCATGATTGTCGCCCTCAAGATCGATGTCATGAAGATCACCCGTGAAAAGCTCTTTACTGGCAAGAACGGAGCCAAATACCTTGATTGCGTCGTCTTTATCGACAACGAGAAGGGCCAATACGGAGACAACGGCATGATCGTCGAGGATGTATCCAAGGAGGACAAAGCCAATGGCGTTAAGGGCGTGATCTTGGGCAACTGCCGCATCATCCGGGGAGAGGTCGCTGGTCAGTCTCACGGGGCTGGAATTGCCAATCAGATGCGTCCGCCGATGACGCAGGCTACTCCGGTCAATCGCGGGGCAAGTAACCTCCAAGACGATTCGGATATCCCATTTTGATCCAAACCATTTCCGTCCGGTAATTCTGCCAACGGACCGCCCGGCTCTTGCGATCTTTTGGAAAATCTATCGCAGGGGCCGGGCAACGCTCTAAATCACCATGACCCCACCAACATTCAGCAAACAAAAGATGCCGGTGCAAAAGCACTCTTGGTATAACAATAAGAAGCGGGACTACGCTACTCTAGGGACGATCAAACTTGGAAGAGGCCGGGACGAACCGCCCGTTGAGCCTAGAACCATTGATCCGGTTGCGGGCCTTAAACCAGCGGACGCTTGGAATGGCGGCAATGAAGACAAAGCCGAATTGCTACGCTGGCTTTCAGTCAATAACCTTCACGACAGACAGCCGGTTCAAAAGAGCCGACATTACTCAAATAAATAACACCATGATTACTGCAACCGAACTCGCCAACGCACTGAATAGCGTCCTACCCTATGTCGTCACCCGTGTAATCAATTGCGGAGAGGAGGGATGCCAAGAGCCGAATTGCTGGAGTTGCTGGGGATCAGAAATGGCGGAGGCGGAAGCAACCATCGCTGAAGCCATATTCCAAGCATCCGGCAAAGTCCTCAAGGCGTGGAAGGCAGACCAGAAATGCCAATGTGATGCTGGTGATTTCCGGCACCGGGTGATTCCTCCGATCTGTCCCGAATATTTTGGGGACGATGAGTTTTGCGGCGTTTGCTGGCATGACAAGGAATGTCATCAACTTAAACCAAAGACCACAATATGACCCCGGAACAACGAGAAAAAATAAGGGCCGACATCCACAGGGTCGCTTCAGTTCTGCCTGTTGAGGTGCTGGCGCTTGGATACCTCAGATACGAGAAATTGCGTCTGCTTAACGCCTCACAATATGCGGACTTGAACCGGAAAACCTTAACAGGGCAGGGTCATTTTGACGACTTGGTCGATCAACTGGAGGAGCCGAAATGAAACGCGCCATCTATGTAGGAGACGATACTGGACTCCTGCGGTACGGCATGACCGGGACCATAACGCTGTTTGAGTCGCCCGATTCTTCTTTTGTCTGGTTTGCCCCTGACGGTCAAAGGCATGGAGCATGGATGACCTACCGTTGCGATGCTTACGTTGCCGCCGAAGACCAACAAAGACACTGCCCAAAACACCCATGAGCGACACCCCAGAAACCCAATGCGAAACTCCGCACTACTACGGATGCGCCTGCCACGAAAAAGAATGGCAGAATAAATGGCAGTGCGCTGTCGAGCTGGCCGCGCAGGCCGAGGCAAAACTAGACGCACTCGTCGAGCACCACACCAGAATGATCATCGCTCACGAAAAGGAAATGGATGCGCTCAAAGCCGAGCTTGAATCAAAAACACCCCACCCATGAGCGACACCCCAGAAACAGACAGTCTTCTCGAAGGAGAGGGCACGCAGTGCAGCGTAAACATAGTCAAGCTCCTCGATCTCTGCCGCAAGTTTGAGCGCGAGCGCAACGACGCCCGTAATACCAAGTGGGCACGCGAAATTCACTCATGCCACAATGCCTGCGTCAGGCCCATGTGCGTTCTGAGGCGCGAGCGGGACGAAGCCGTCGCCGCAATAAACGACTGCGTGAATTGGGCTAACGGAAAAGAAGACGAATGGGGGACTCGCGCTGAAAACTCCTTTAACTTCCTGCATCGTTTCTTGGCCAAATGCAAAACCGACCAGCCAAAACCATGACCCCAGTCCAAGACCGTCTCTTCCTCGCCGCACTAAATCAAGCTGGAATCCCGGCCCCGGTTGCTGAGTATAAGTTCCATCCAATCCGCAAATGGCGCATGGACTTCGCTTGGTTGGATCAGCGGGTATTCTTAGAGATTGATGGCGGTCTGTGGATAGGCGGAAGGCATACGAGACCGGGTGCAATGCTTAAATCATGGGAGAAGGAGAACGCCGCAGCAGTCCAAGGCTGGCGAGTATTAAGATGCCAGCCGAGGGACTGCACAAAACCAGCAACGATCAACGCCATTAAGGCCGCACTAAACCAAACAATATGACCGACAATCACCTCGACCCGCCAGACGAACCCGAACCGCCGGAATGGTATTACCGGCTTTGGGTATACCTAGAGGAAGAGCAACCGCCTAAGACAGTCGCTATTGCTATTCAGCAAGCAATGAGGGCATGGGTTGATTGCATGAATCAGGAATATGACGCAGCAAGGGAAGGAGGAAGGTAACCATGACAGACGAAGAGAAAGCCCGCGCCAAAGAGCAAGCCAAGCGGTTCCTGTCGGCTCCATTGCCAGAGCCAACACCTGAAACCAAGCCAGAGCGTAAAAAGCGCAAAGTCGGCTGGACTAAATCCAGGGCGCTTCCGATCGGAGTCTATCTCGCCCAAGCCCGATGCATCAAGCCATATCGGGTCCAAATGCGAAAAGGAGGAAAAGCGTTTACTTTTGGTCGCTTTGATACTGTCGAGGAGGCGGATCAAGCGGTTAAGAAATGGCTTGAGGAGAACGGATGAAAATGGTTGCGATATGATGGGGATCTGCTTAGATGCAGTTATCCCGATGGGATGCGGAATTGAACCCCCGCCATTAGAACATGAAAACTTTGCCGCCCCTCCAAGAATTGTCTGCGTTTGTTCCGCAGGGTTCAACTTTTCTGGAGTGGGCGGCTTTTTATTTTCCATACGGCAGGGGCTATAATGGAATCGTAAACCGTGAGAGCGATGGGAGGGCTAATCATTCCCGCATATGCCGATCCAGCTACGTCGGACCCAATCCACGGAGTAGCTAAACTTTTTAATCTCACTTAAGTAAACACATGAATAAGCAACAAAATAATCAAAACCCACAAGAAATTCCACTGTGCCGTATTATGTCCTCCGACGAGTGGCTTCATGAATATTACAGCAATCCAGAAAGCCTCATGCCCATTCAGAGGAAGGACGACAGGCGGCTTCCTGGGATAGTTACAGGATGGGCTACCGATTTCTCCGAAAAGTATTTCTCATGGCGCGTCTGGGACGGCACCGTGCAGAGGGAGAATCACCACACCAAGGATCGTATTTGGGGATACTGGGAAGCAAGCCAAGAGATTGCTCACATTGAAAATAATTGCGGTGTCTGCATTATTTACCCAGAAGGCAAGCCGGAGTCGGAATTTGTCGAGTGGGCAAACGCGCAGGCGGCTTTGTTTATGGAGGAATACCACAGGCATGAGTTTGGTGATCCTGTTCCTAATGCGTGCGGAGATATGGATCAGCCTCAAAATAAGATCAGGGAGGTGAAGTCATGAGAATCCGAACTGTAAAGCCTGAATTTTGGCTGCATGAAGGCTTGTGCGGATGCTCTGATTTCACCCGCTTAATGGCGATTGCCCTGCTTAATTGGGCAGACGATCACGGCTATTTTATGGCGCATCCATCCCTGCTTCGTGGAGGCTTGTTTCCATTCTTGGATGATTCCAAGAAGATTCCCGGAACGCTCCAAGACCTTTCCCGCGTGGGGTGGATTCAGCTTGGAACTGATAATCAGGGACGACCAGTGGGCAGAATCCTGAATTTCACGAAACATCAGCGAGTAGACAAGCCGCAATCCAGCAGGATCAAGGACTTATGCATATTCCAAGATGATTCCGGGAATGATCTTGGATCGTTCCAAGAGCCTTCCAGGGAGGAAGGGAATGGAATGGAACAGGGAACAGGGAAAGGAAGGGATACCCCCAAAGCCCCCAAGGGGGCAGGAAAGAAGGAATCAACTATTCCAAGCTCACCGGAAGCCATAGCCCTCGCTGAGATCGTCCACCGGAAAAGCACAACCCCATGGACAGAGGTCGAGATCAATAGCTTCAAGAAATTACTGCCAATCGATCCTGATGACTTGGCATCACTCAAGGAATACTACGACTTCCATTGGCCCCCGGAAAGGGATGTCAATGTGCTCCGGCATGATCTTAAAACGCTACTCAACAATTTTCCCGGAGAAGTAGACCGCGCAAAAGTCTGGGAATCCAAACCTTCCCCAACAAACCCCTATTCCGCCGCCCCCCTTTTCCCAACCAACCGTAACGGAAGCCTATTCTCATGACCGAAGACCAATTTTACGCACCACTCCCAGACCGACTGCAATCCGAGCGGTTTCTGATGTCCGTCATCATGGACGATGGAAAGCGATTCCTTGAGGTATTCGATACCGTCAGTGCCGATGACTTTAGCCAAGAGGCATTCAGTCACGCTTGGGGATGGTTCCGGGAAATGACGGACAAGAACAAACGGATCACGATGTATGCGCTTAACCAAGCCTACGGGACACATCACTCATGGGAGCCATTCCGGTCTCTGGTCATGGGCCTAAACGAAGGCGTCATGCCGATGTTCCTGCGGGATTACGCCAGAGACGTTAAAGCCCATGCCGACCGAGCAAATGCCCAAAGAGCCATCTCCAGACTGCATACCGCCGCAATGGCCTCTACTGGCTTTGATGAGATCGCAGACGGTATACGAGACCTCTTTGAGCTTACGTGCGCTGAGAGGGCATCGAATGGCGCAAGAAAGGCCAACCTGATCGTAAAGGACATTGAGGATATGCTGGCAAACCCAATTACGACCCCAAGATACCGAACTGGACTGCCTTCCTTGGACGTAATGCTTAAGGGCGGGATGCGGCAGGGTCAGCTTGCAATTATTGCCGGAAGGACCGGAGGAGGGAAGACGGTATTGGCTATGAATATTGCGGTCCAGATCGCAGGGGATGGAGTGCCGGTTGTCGCGTTCTCGCTGGAGATGAGCGACAAGGATCTGATTATCCGATGCATTCTGTCCGAAACCGCTACGATGTCCGAGGATGCCGCCAAAGAAAAGGTCCGCAATCTTCCGCTTTATGTGGATGAGACGAGTAATATCACGGCCCGAGGCATTATCGCCAAGATCAAGCTCCTGAAGAGCCGATACGGGGCGAAGGTCTTTGTCGTCGATTACCTTCAATTACTGGGGACCGAGGCAAACAGCCGGGAAAACCGGGAACGGATCGTTGCCGATATGAGCCGCCGGTTGAAGATCTGCGCCAAGGAGGAATCGGTTCTGGTCATTGCCTTGAGTCAGGTAAATGCCGATGGGGAGTTGCGGGAGTCCAAAGCGGTCGAGCAGGATGCGGATATCGTCCTTCATGTCGTCGATGTGCCTGAAACCACCTTTGACCCTCGTGGGCGCAAGGGAGAGCGCATTGAGACTGGGGAGTATGACTTCTTTCTGCGGGTCACGAAGCACCGGGGAGGAGAAGCCCATGGCCCGATTGGCAGAGCCAAAGCCGGGAACCCTGGAATCCCGATCAATTTCCACAAGGAGATCTCCCGCTTCTTGGAATGATCCTTTTGCCGACAGATGCAGAGCTTACGTGGAGTGATGTTGAAGCATCACTGGACGATGACGCACGTATGGCCGAGGGCATCTGGTTTGAGGCCGGGATCATTATGCCGGATGGAACCGCAGACGAAATGAAACTGGACGCAATGGAGGCATTACTGACTGATACCGCCAATGCGCTTGGGATTGCCTTGCTGGAGGTATTCCCGGCAAGGAGCAGAATACGCTGGATGACTTGGACCGACTCAGCGGGGGATTGGCCTATTTTTGCCAGTTTAGATCAAGGTCCACCAATTAAGATTTAACCAACCAAACACAAACCAAACATGAACAAACAATACAACAGACAAGAATTAATCGCAGTCACATCCGCCTTACTCGCCACCGGCCATTACTCAAGAGTTTTGGTCTGCGAAGACGGCGACGAGGAGCCGAGAGTGCGGAGGACAAGGATCGGCAAAAATTGGAAGGAGGAAGGCGCGTGGGGATTCTTTCAAGCCTGCGCGGTAGAAGATGCCTTGGATATTTTGGATGAGATTACGAAGGCTATTGAGGCGAATCCTTTTGACTAAATACCAAACCACCAAACCAACATGATTAAACCAACCGGAATCGAAGCGATTGTCTGTAACGACATTGCAATAAGGCAAGAGATGGGCAGAAACAAATACGGCACAACCGTTGCGGAGAACCCCGAACAACTGCGCTTCTGGCTCAGGAATCTATACGAGGAGATGCTGGATGGCGCAATATATGCCAAACGCGCATTGATTGAACTTGATAATACCAACCCGCCAAAACCATGAACCACTCCACCTACTTAGAAGCAAATGGCTGGGTCAAAAGCCAAAGCACATACGGCAGGACTGGGCCGCGATTCTACAAGCGCTTCAGCACTCCAACCCGATGCGCCTGTAACCACAAAAAAGAAGGGATGCAGGTTTGCGTAGCGTTATCCAGTTACCCGGAATGCTCTGGCTACGAGATAGAACTTCACGGAGAACTCCCAGACGGCACTTGGATCAAGCTGCACAACCACGGGATGCCTGACGGTATTGAAGCCGGACTGGCAACGATCCCGCGCCTGCTGGCTACCTGGGAATTTATTGCAAACCACAACCAACCAACGCCATGGACGAACTATTTGACATACCCGAAATTAAAAGTCCTCGCCTGATCTGGCTGGACCGGCACGGGATCAAGGTAATCGCACTAAGAACCCGCAACGAGTCACACAACCGCTGGATGGCGTATAGGCATGATGGAGACTTTATATCCGCCAGTGCTTACGGACCAATGCAGGACGATGCAATTACTTCCCTTGCGGTTAAGCTGGGTCTCCGGCTCTGGAACGAGGAGTAAGACCATCCGCTTGCTTGGGGCCTGATCCGGCGCTATACCGGGTCAGGTCACCAACCACAGCAATCTATGGAGCAACGCACCAGTCAGCTTGAGGACATTATCCTGCACAACGCGATGCAGGAATCGCACAGACATTACGGCGGGCCTGCTCCGGCTCTGAATCCACTGGAAGCGCTGATCAAAGCTGAGACCGGAGGAGATGAGGCTAAAACTGCGGAGGCGGCAGAGATCCTGCTGCGTCTTCTTACGTTTGCGACTGACGGGATTAACTTGGGTGGATTCGACTGCAAATGGAAACGGATCGAGAAAGTAATCAAGCCGGGTAACTCCATTCATTATCAGAAAGAAGATCCTAAGCACGGCATATATCTGCCGTCAGTTGAGCTTAAAGATCGAACAGGTAAGGTCATCCAGCGTTGGGAACCGGCGCGGCTTAAATCAATCTATAAGACGCGGAACCGGACGCGATTTAACGAGAAAGGACTGGGCGTAAAAGTAGGCAATAAAAATCAGGCCGCTGAGATTAAGACCCTCGTCATTACGCCGCAAAGTGCCGCGATCCGGGTTGGGACTAGAGTCATCAGTATGGCTACCCTTGCTGGCGTGACGAGTCTCCGGGAATTGTCTGGGGCAGGTGTAGCGAAAAAGCTGGGCGTAACGCGACAGGCAGTAAGTCTGACGAATCGGGCGACAGACGAAAAGATCCGCGAGGCTACGGGAGGCAAGAGCGGGGCTTATGGGCTTCGTCACACGGTTGATCCGAGGAAAGGAAAGGCCCGAGCGGTTTAGGGCGGGAATGAATTATTTCTGCCGGGAACGATTGGCTGGAAATTGATTTGGCTGGATGTTGAAAGAAATGGTCGTTTTTTTCAACAAGCAATTTTTTTTTCAAGCTTCTGGGCGACCCCTTATTTTTGACCTCCGCTGGCCTTGCGTCCTAACTGATCGTCTTATTGGGTCTCAATATCACTGTTTTATTGAGATTAGCAAAAATGCGTCGCAAATATGCCTTTTTTATCAGAAATGAGGCACTTTTTAGGGGTCAGTCTCAATAAAGGCGTTTTAGTCTCAATAAGGAATGAGATTGGGTCTCAATATCGTGTCCTATTGGGTCTCAATATCAGGGGTCTTATTGAGACTGAAAAATGGGTGAATGGGCGCGGTGGTGGTGGATTTGCTCTTTTTTTGGCGCGGCTGGAATTGATCGGTTTCAGCCGGTCGGGAATTGATCCAGCCCCGCAGTATATAAGGGGCAGTGGAAAAAGAAAATAAAAATGATGAAACTAGTTGACTTGTACGCTGGATTGAGCGTAGATGGGGAACGGAAGGCAATTCAGCCGACCGGAACCAAACAAAACACCGTGAAAGTCATTAAATTCATCAAACGCAATTGGGACGACATTAATCTTATCGTTCAAGTCACCCCCGCCGTGATTGCGATGGGACTTGTTGTTAAATTTGTCATTTTCGCCTATTCTTATACCCCTTAATTCAACCACCACCACCGCTATGACCACCACCGAAGAAATCCAAACTATCGCAAACTCATTTGCCCGTAAAAACGGCCATGGTCGTGCCACTAAAGTGACCATGTCAGCCACCGCTACGGTCCCGATGATCGGGGAGACAACCCGCTACGGGTATCGCAAGAAATCAACTGGGGAATATGTCCCGAACAAATACCGCTCCAATTACGGTTGGAAAAACACCTATTATCAAGCTGCGGAATGTGAAGTCATCCTTCCGGCTTTAATTTTCGCTTAATCCAAACACCCAAACACCCAAACACCCAAACACTATGAAAATGACCCTTTCCACCAATCAAGTCGCTGACGCTCTTAAGTCAGATCAATATGCAGCCTGGTCTTATTACGGAGCATCGGCGCTTGCAACTTATTTCCAGGAATTAGAGGAATGCATTTGGCCAGAAGAGGAATTAGAGCTAGACCTTGTCGCCATTCGTTCCGATTATTCCGAATACGAGAGCGCCAAACTGTGGGCAGTTGACTATTTCCGTGACGATATTTTCGTCTCTATGGGAATCGACTTGGACGGAGAGGAAACAGAAGACGAGCGGGAAAAATTGATCCGGGGCTATATCCGCGATCATGGGCAATTAATCGAATTTACCGGGGGAATCATTGTTTCCAACTTTTGAACCTATGAAAAACGACCATTCTTTCCTTGATACGATCATGTCCGCTCTTTTCCGGGCGGTTGTCGGTTGTCTCTGCTTATTTGCTTATATTGAGCTTTGCCGCTTTACGGCTCCGGTCTGAATTAAATTCAACTCCACTATACTATGAAACTAAGAAAACCAAAAAAACCGACCGGCTACGTTTTGCACCGTGGCGAAACCGATGGCCACCCTTTTGTGGTCATCGCTACAATGGAAACCGATAACCCAAAAACTGGCAATATGGTCCAAGTGTGGATTATGCTGGAAAATGAGAACCCCGTGTCTTCCGTTAAAACCGGAAGTGACGCCATTACGGTGTGTCGGGAATGTCCGTTCGCGTCCGGGAATGGATGTTATGTCAGGGTAACCAACGCACCGCTTGCAATCTGGCGCGCTTTTCACCGGGGAAATTACCCTATGGCCTATCCTGCCATGTATGCGGAACTATTCTCCGGGCGGAAAATTAGGTTCGGGGCTTATGGCAATCCAACGTTGATTCCGTTGGCGAAAGTAAAGGCAATCGCGGAAATCAGCGCCGGGTGGACGGGATATTTTTACGACTGGAAAACGAACCCGCTTGCCCATAGTTACGCCCGTTACTTTATGGCGAGTACTGAAACGGAAGATTCCCGCAGGATTGCGACCGGTCTTGGTTACCGCACTTTCCACGTAAGCCCGAACAAGCCGGAAGGGGCGCTGGAATGCTTGGCAGATTCCAAGGGGATGGATTGTGCGACCTGCCGCTTGTGCGCTGGCCTGTCTAAAGCAAGACAGCCGTCAATTTGGATTAATCCACATGGAAACAAAAAGGGAAGGGCGATCGCTGTTGCCACTAATTCAACCAACTAAACAAAATGGACCTTGAAACACTAAACAAAACACAAGCGGCATGGATGGCGTTGGATTGCCACGACCCGGAAGAGGAAAAGCAGCGTGTTTATTCTCTTATGCGACAACAGCCAGGTTATCATTTGGTAATTCCATCGGGTGCGCCAGATACCGCAAATATCAACTGGGGTGGCCCCGTATGGTCCGAACCTCAGCCTATGCGATACGCCTTGGATTATGCGGAAAAACACGGTATACAAACGGAATTTGCATGGAGAACCGATGGGCAATGGGTGGCAGTACGAAAGGAGGGCGTATGAAGGTTACTATTCAACATCCGGCTTCATCCTATGGTGTTCCGGTCATCCTGGACGATTTTGGCCTCCCTTTGGACTATTCCGATGGATTGCGTCGTTGTCGGTATAGGCTGAAACTTTCCACGGTCGAACTGGGTCGTCACTTTGGATGTTCCGGTCGCACTATAGAGGGATATGAACAAGGCAGGATTATTCCGGTCGCCGCTCTTAATGTCCTTTCTGTCTTAATGGCAGCGCTCTAATCAGCCCCGCTTTATTCAAGCCCGCACCGTAATTGGTGCGGGCTTTTTCGTGCCCGGATGGCAAGGGGCAAGGCCAAGGCAAGGGGCAAGGCCAAGGCAAGGGGCAAGGCCAAGGCAAGGGGCAAGGCCAAGGCAAGGGGCAAGGCCAAGGCAAGGGGCAAGGCCAAGGCGCGGACTGATACAATTAAAGCGTTCGGATTGGGGCTGGTGCGGTGAATCGTAGCGGGAAAGTATTATTTCGCCCGTTTTTATCGCAAGCAGCTTGCATTAAGGAATCTTTTGGTTAGGGTGCTAGCAATTGCAAGTTCCCGGGGACCGATAAGTCTGCGTTTCCAATATTTGAGACCCCAATGATATTATGAATCCGTTTATTATGCCCACTACAATTACTTCTCGTTGACCGACCGCGCAAAGAACCTATGAACAACGCCAAAACCGCCCAAGTCTACGGAGTATCAGTCCCAACCATTTCCCGATGGAACCGGGTTGGAGTTGAATCCGGCCAAGCTCCCCCATACGGAGATCCAGAGCATATGATCGCATGGTATGAGGAGATGCTGGCTTTAGGGCATTTTGAGAAGGGCGTTCCGGCTACACTCCATGCCGCAGCCAATCGCGTTCGGGCCGCAATGCCGCGAGACCAAGACGATCCCGATCAATCGACTGACGATATGCAGGTAATGCTGGCCCGCATCCAGTCCGGCGAGTCCACATTCGATTATGCTGACGGCGTGAAGATCGCGGAACGGAACATCCAAGTGCTGGACTTCCTGCTGATCGACGCAATCAAGAAAAACAACATTACCAATATCGGACTCATCAGAAAGCAACTCAGTGAAGCCGGGGACAGTTACCGCTCCTTAATGAAGGACCGGGGAAGAATCCAAGCGGATGCCGGTGAGACGCTTCCGAAGCATGAAGTTCGGGCCGCAATGCTGGAGATCCATGGAAACATCGTCAAAAGGTTCCGGCAAGGGATCAAGGCTGCATTCCCGTCTATTGAGGAACACGGCAAGTCGCAAGAGGAGTGGAATTTGTTCTCTGAGAAACTTGTAGATTCCATTTGCGCTGGGCTAAACTCAACAGACTTCGCGGCAATGTAGAATCCATTTGCGAAGAAGTAAGCTAAAGGTTAAAATAAACAAGCCGCACGATGTATTCAGCAACGTGCGGCTCTAATCCTCAAAACGAAAGTGACTCGACATGAAGACTGCAACGCGCATACTTCCAACTCAGGAGCAACTCAAGGCCATTTTAGACTACTCGCCAGACACTGGTATTTTCTACTGGAAAGACAGGGTAAGGAAGCGCAAAATAAAAGGGGGGCGGGAGGCTGGGACAACTAGAAAGGCTGGATACGTCCTGATTAATATCAACGGAATGCCAATGTTGGCACACAGAATCGCGTGGGTGATTACTTATGGAACTTGGCCGGAAATTATTATTGACCATGTCAACGGAATTGCTGGAGATAACCGGATTTGCAATTTAAGGCTGGCAACACCAGAGCAAAACTCGCGCAACCAGAAGGTCAGGATAGACAATACGTCCGGTCACAAAGGCGTCTACTGGCATCGAACCATGAAGCAATGGATGGCATACATTAATCACGGAGGAAAAATGAGGATTATTGGTTACTCCAAAGACATTAATGAAGCAGGAAGAATGAGGAGATCCGCTGAGATGAATGTGTTTAAGGAGTTTGCCCGCAAAATTGACCCGCAAACAATTTAATGTGCGCCAAAGATTTCCTAATCGACTGCCTCCGCGCACCATACAGCCCGCGAGAAACCAGACCAATCGCAACTTGGGCGCGTGAAAACATCGTCATTGATGCCGGAGAAAACCGACTGATGGCGGGGACTCCATACGACATCAAGCTAACCCCCTACAACGAGACGGTTTTTGATTTCTTGCAATGCCCATGGACCCGTGAACTAATCATTGCCAAGTCATCGCAGATTGGACTGACGCTTGCGGTGTATGTTGGAATGGCATGGTTGATTAAGCACCGGCCCGGTCCCATGCTGTATTGCGCCCGCGATATTCAGGCGGTGCGTGAACTCGGCAAAAGGCGACTGGTGCCGGTGCTGCGGCAGATCGATAAAACGACGGAAGGGGAACTGGATGAGCGAGATCAAACCTGTGTGACCAAGTCGGTAAACGGCGTAATCTTGCGGCTTGTAGGGGCGCAGTCCGCAGCAGGGATGGTTTCTTGGCCTGCCAGTTATGTGTTTGGTGATGAATTTGAAACTCATCCAGTTTTGCCGGAAGGCACTACTGGCGACCTGATGAGGGCGCGGTGTAAGGGGGACCCGGAAAGCAAGGTTCTCTACTTTTCGAAGCTTCAGGACGAACCGAAATACGAGACAGACAAGATCACTAAGAAGCCAAAGATCACGACAGCAGACGGCACCCGGTGTTGCGATGAATACTACAGCGGGACGCAAGAGAAGTATCACGTTCCCTGTCCGCATTGTGACTACAGGCAAGAGTTGGTTTGGGATCAGATGAAACTAGATCCGTCTGCGATTGTATCGGAGCCGGGCAAGCTCCCGCTGGAATATGATTCCCATAAAGTGCTGGAATCCACCTACTACGAATGCAAAGCCTGCAAGGGCCGCATAGTGGACAAGCACAAGCACAAGATGGTGCCGCAAGGGGAATGGATTCCGACGCCAACAGAACAACGGAAAGGACCATACAAGACCGCTTACCCGTATCGCCGATCTGTTCACATCTCAGACTTGTATTGCTTCCTGTTCTCCTCAGTCAAATGGGGCAATTTGATGCTGAAATGGATTGAAGCGCAGGGAGACGACGAGAAACTAGGCGCATTCTACAACGACCACCTTGGACTGCCCCGGCCAGAACGTAAATCAGCAGGCCGCGTAGAGCTTGCCGCTATCGACCGTCTCATATCAGATTACCCCCGGCTGCAATGCTACGATGAGGGCCGGAGATGGCAAGGCGCACAAGTCCCGCTCACGTTCGATCCGCTCTTTATTGGCATCACCATCGACAAGCAAGACGGTTACTTAAAATATGTAATCAGTGCTTTCATGGCGAATGGTGAGCCACACATTCTGGATTACGGGGTGCTGGCAAACGAGGACGACATCACATTCCTGCTCCAGAATTTCATCGTTAAGTCAAAATCGGGCGATGATTATCGGATCTACTGCGGACTATTCGACTCTGGTTTCCGCCGGTCGAAGGTCATCGAATACTGCTGGGAGATTCGCGGACTGATCCCTTACTTCGCCCCAGCCCGTGGAGTTCAGCGGGTGCAGTCGAGGGCATCGATCTGGGTAACGGAGGATAAGAGTATTCCGAACGCGGCAGTCAGCATCGTAAACTTTGACTCTCAAGCTTGGGAAGATGACCTTTACCGGCGCAGAATCATTGAGTTTGATCCGAAGAAGCCTAAGAGGCGTTATCCTCGGATTCATTTACCTCTGGACGTTTGTGATGATTTTAAGTCTGAGTTATCTAATGCGCATCAGGTCGAGGAGACCATGAAAGGGCGGCAACTTGGGACATGGATCTGGACTAAGGCAAAGCATCATGAGCCGAACGATTACGGGGATTGTGTAAAAATGGCTTTACTTTTGTGGGTTCTGCACGCTCCAGATGATGCGCCGGAAGAGGTGCCCGCAGAGGATTGACTGCACTCATAAGTGATGCGAGAAAGTATCATTCCAGCAATCGTTGCGTCATTTTCGCGGCGTCACACACTCGCGGAACTAGATACCGCCATTGCCCAGCTTGCAGAGGCTTTCCTGACCTCGCAATACTCCAATATTTCCGTCCTTGGAATGTCTACCGGGCAGAATGGCGACCGGGCAGATACAATCCTCCAGACGCTTGAAGCCGCCCGCCAAATGAAGATTGAGTCAGATCCAACCACGGGAGAAACCGCCGCAAACATTGCATTGGATGCAAGGACTCCACTCGGTGTCGCCTTCGACTTTTCCTACCGCCAAATCGAATAAAGTATGTCCAAGCGCAAACGCCCCAAGTCACTCCCGTCCCAATCCGGCGGCATCGATGCGCCAATGTCCTACGGCTACGGAAGCGGAGGAAGTTCCGGCTCCGGCTACACGGCTGCGGACCAATCAACAGGTAGGGGCTATTGCTACTTTCCTAACGTAGACAGCAAGACCAACATTTCTCAATACGTCCGCACTGAAGTGGCGCGTAAAGCAAGATGGCTTGAGGCAAACGTCGGTCTCGCCCGTCATTTCGCCAACACCCTGCCGCGCATGGCGGGACCGCTTATCCCGCAACCAGCCACATCGGACACAGAGTGGAACAAGATCGCCCTAGAGTATTTTAACCGCACCCAAGGTAGCCGACTCGTCCACGATCAAGGCGGAATGGAGAACTTCAGCACCCGGCAGAAGACCATCCTTAAACGCGGCCTAGTCGATGGTGATTGCTTCATCGGACTGACCACCACCACAACCGGAACGGCCCGGACGGTATTCTACGAAGCTCCGCAAGTCGGAAGCGGAACCAAGCAACTTGCTCAGGACGGATGGTTTGACGGAGTCCAGACCGACCGATACGGAAAAAAGCAAGCCTACAGCATCCTTGAGCCGGGTAACTACAGCCGGGAAGCGCAGGTCATCCGCGCCGACAAGATTCTGCATTGTGGAAGGTTTGAATCCCCTCAGTCCCCTCGCGGCCTGACCGGATTTATCCACGCCATCAACAATATGCTGGATCTGCGGGAGATCGATAACGATACGAAGCGAGGCATCAAGGCCGGGAACATCGTTGGCTTCTACGTGACCAATCAGATTCTGAACAACATCGATGCCGCCCCTGCTGCTGGGAAATACAACACGAAGCCAGACTATCGAGCCATCAACACCGCGACCGTAGCGGACCCCAAGCCAATCAAGTTTGAGGCACTTACGGAGGGAGGGGGCGCAATGCTCACGCTCAATCAAGGGCAGGATCTTAAGACGGTCAATGATTCCCGTCCGCACCAGAACCAGATGGACTTTAAGTCCTATCTTGTTCACGATATTGCCGCCGGGTTCTCCATGCCGGTGGAATCGATGTGGTCGATCAGCGGGATCTCTGGTCCTGCCGTCCGGTTTATCATGAGAATGGCAGAGAAGACCCTTAAAGAAATGCGGTCCAATTTGATTGAGCAGTTCTGCCAACCTTACTGGGTTTATGCCATTGCCCTCGCGCAGAAATCCGGCGCAATCCCATACTGCAAAGATATCAACTGGTGGAAATGCTCATGGATCGCCCCAAGCGCCCTGACCATTGATGCCGGTCGGGATTCTCTCTCCGGCATGAAGGAACTGCGCGAAGGCGGCACAACTTATCAAGACTGGTATGGCGAGGACGGGGACGACTGGCGCAAGCAGTTTGAGCAAAGAGGTCTTGAATTGGCTTACGGACAAGAAATTGAAGCCCGTCTTGGACTTCGTGAGGGGTCATTCTTCGGCAAGGAAGACAAGATCCCACAGCCCATTCCGGGTAAGGTAGAAACCCTGGCCTGAACCCTGGCCCGCCCCTAAAACATTCTGTAAAATATGATTCTTTCCTCCGCAATTCACGCACGCGCACCTTGGGCAATCATGCCGGATATGCTTACGGAGTCGCTGGCCGCACTATCTGCCGCCCGTCCTCCCAAGCGCCCGATTTATAAGAGCAATGATGACGGCGAATACGATATGTCGGAGGATTGGAGTCTTGCTGACCGGCATAATTCCGCCCGCCTGATGATCCAGCAGGTTGGAGGCACGACCGCAGTGCTTCAGATCCGGGGCATGATCGTAAAAGACTGCCCATTCTATTACTGGATGTGCGGATATGCCACTCCCCTGATCCTATTGGATGCCGCTCTGGATATGGTTGCTGAAGGAGGGTTCACTTCCCTTATTCTGGATTTCAATTCCCCCGGCGGTTCCGTCCTCGGCCTGCAAGAGACCGCTTCCCGAATTAAGGCACTCCAAACGCAAGGGGTCCATACGACTGCCTACGCATCAATCATGTGCGCCAGTGCTGCCTATTATATAGCGTCGGCCTGCCAAGAGATCTTTGCCTCCCCTTCCGCCATCGTTGGCAGCATCGGGACTTACTCGGTTTTCATGGACTGGTCGAAGGCGGCTGAGATGTCCGGGTTGAGCTACCGGGTATTTGTTGCCCGTGATGCCCCGCTCAAAGCCGCCGGAGCAGACGGAACACTGACCCAAGCCCAAGCCGACGATATGCAACGTCACGTGGATGAAGCGGATTCCCTGTTCCAAGCGCAATTAAAAGGATCAAGGAAAAAGCTCAATCTGGAACAAGCATCAACCGGCGCTTGGTGGAATGCCAGTTCTGCTCCTCGCGGAATGGTTGATGACGCCAGCCTTTTCCATAGTCTGGATGATCTTTTGGCGGTTCTTGCTGCTTGACAGTAAGGCAAAGGGCATGGCAACCGCCCAAGAAACCCCTGTTCCCGCCCCATCCGCTGGCCTTGTTGCCCGGATTGCCGCCCATCTCGGTCTGACCGCGCCCGTTGAAGCCGCGCCGGTCGATGCGTCTGCTGAACTCGCGGATCTCCAGTCCAAGTTCGATTCCCTTCAAGCTGGATTTGATGCTGCTACTCTTAATGCGTTGGATCTCGGCAACAAGGTAACCGCTCTGACCGGAGAACTGGAAGCCGCCAACGCAACCCTCGCCGCCATCGAGGCATTGGTTCCGAACTGCACTACTTCCGATCCAGCCGCCGCCATTCAAGCCGCAGTCGTCCGTCAGTCGGTCGAGACTGTTGCCGCCAGCGGATTCAAAGTTGATGAAGCCCCCGCCGTCGATGCAACCGCCGCAGATAACAAAAGCCTTTCCCGCGCAGATTTCGCTAAACTCACCCCGCAACAACAATCCGATTTCTCAAAGTTGGGCGGAAAGCTGACCGAATAAACCCTCTCACATAAAAAATTATGGCTAACTCGCTTACCAATCTGATCCCAATCGCTTATCGCGCTTTGGATGTCGTCTCCCGTGAACTGACCGGATTGATTTCCGCCGTCAACGTGGATGCTGCCGCTGATACCATTGCCCAGGGCCAGACGATCTATTCGCCTGTTGTTCCTTCCGGCAACGCCATCGGAAACATCGCTCCGGCAATGACCGTGACCGCCGCGACCGACATCACCTACGGGACCAAATCCCTTGTGGTTGATAACTTCAAGGTCTCCGGTTTCAATTGGACTGGTGAAGAAGAGTTCGGCATCAACTCCGGCGTTCGCATGGAAAACCTGATGCGCGACCAACTCGCCCAGGAGTTCCGCAAGCACATCAATGCCATGGAATTGGCCCTCTGCACTGCTGCTAAAAACGGTGCTTCCCGCGCCATCGGAACCACTGCCGGAACCGCCCCTATCCTCGCCGACATTGCCGGTGCCAAGAAGATCCTCGACGACAACGGTGCGCCAATGTCCGACCGTTCCGTGATCCTTGATACCACTGCTGGTGTTGCTTTCCGGGGTATCTCCAACCTGTTCAAAGTAAATGAAGCCGGTGAGTCCGGTCTGCTCCGCAATGGCGTTCTCGGTAGCCTCTACGGGTTTGATGTCCGCGAGTCTGCTGGCATCCAGCCCGTCACCAAAGGCGGCATGACCGGCGCTTTGATCAACAACGGAAACATTGCGGTCGGATCTACCGTCCTGACCTACGATGGCGGAACCGTCAACACCACTGGTTTTGCTGCCGGAGACATTATCACGATTGGAACTGACGCCAACAAATATGTGGTTGAAGTCGGCTCCACCTCCACCACCGGAACCATCACGATTGCCGCTCCCGGTTTGCGAGTGGCTACCGCTAATGATACCGCAATCACGGTCTTTGGAACCAGCACCCGCAACATTGCCTTGAGCCGGAACGCGATTACCCTCGCCACCCGTCTGCCTAAGTTCCAAGCCAACGACATGGCCGCAGACCGCATGGTCATCACTGACCCGAACACCGGCATCAGCTTTGAGCTTTGTATGTGGCCTGGTCAACGCATGGTGAAATACGAAGTCGCCATTGCTTACGGGATGACGGTTATCAAGCCGGAACATCTTGCGGTCATCATCGGCTAACACTTCGCGGGAGGGGAGTAACCTTTAGTAAAGGGTGTAACTCCCTTCCCCCGCACCAATCGCCGCCCCGGCTCGGACTTACCGGGCCGGGGCTTTCTTGTTACCATGGACCTAC